AAAACTTTCTTCAGAGGTTATCAGTCACTTGACATTGATGAGTTCTTCGGTATTGCAGACACAGATCTATCTACTCTTAATCTTGCAGACAAGATCAATCTACAATACAAGATCGGTAACTACAGAGACATTCCATTCACAGCAGAAGAGGCAGCATTCCTTCCTAAGTGTGACGCACTAGAAACATTTGATGAAGCAATCGCACTTGCTAAAGAGATACAAACATACTGCAAAGAGCAACTAGAGAAGCAACAGAAGCAAGAGTCACCTAAGCAAGAAGAAGCACAAGAGCAACCATCTGATGACAAAGATCAGAATCCAAGTTCTACTCAAAGTGATTCATCAAACACACCTCAAGATACACCTGAGCAAGGTGAGACTAAGGAAGAACCACAGGACACACCATTCGATGACATGCAACCTGTTGACATCGACAAGGACAAAGCAGAAGAGACAGGCATACAAGAACCTCTAGAGCAAGGTGCACCTTCATCAGCAGGACGTGGCAACGGTCCTCAAGATACATCAACACCAACAGTTACTACTGCACAGGCAGCAGAATACTCTCAGAAAAAACTTGTCAACAAAGCAGTTGACAACACATACGTTGAGGTTCCTAACAAGATTGCTATTGACTACCTTATCTCTAACGATGAAGTTACAACATACATGGATCAGTTCTATGCTGAGAAAGATGCAGTTCGCAACAGAAAAGATTTTGCTGATGACTGGGATCTAACTCAAGCACGCAATGTAATCAATGACATGGATCAGACTCTTGAGTTATTCAGACAGTTCAAAGTATCTAATGCTAAGGAAGTCAACTATCTTGTAAAAGAGTTTGAGATGAAGAAAGCAGCAGATGGTTATGCACGTGCTACTACATCTAGAACAGGTGTTCTTGACACTGCTAACCTTCACACATACAAATACAACGATGACCTATTCAAGAAGATCACAACAATCCCTGATGCTAAGAGTCACGGTTTGATCTTCAACATTGACTGGTCAGGTTCTATGCACCACAACATCTTTGATACTATCAAGCAAACACTTACACTTGTATCATTCTGTCGTAAGGTTGGCATCGACTATGATGTATATCTTTTCACAGATGCATGGAAGAAGCATGGTAGTTACCATGATGTTGCAGATGAGTCTATGATCAATGGTAAAGTTATCCTTGACAACTTCAACATGATCAATGTTCTAACTAGCGGTGTAAACAATCGTAAGCATGACCATCAAGCACTAAACCTATTCCGTCTAGCATACTCTATCTCTAACAGTTATGGTCGTTGCATGACACCATACAATTTGTTCATGGGTGGCACTCCACTTAACGAATCTTTGATCGCTATCAACGAACTCATTCCTACATTCAAGAAGAGAACAGGTGCACAAAAGATTCACGTTGTATGTCTTACTGATGGTGACGGTGCTTCATTACGTTGCGGTAAGAAGTATGTTGACAGAGAAGGAACAGAGTCAATGTTTGCATCACACATGGGTGCAGGACACATCCTACGTGATCGTAAGACAGGTAGAATGTATTCCTTCGAGGGTGGTTACTATCACTCACAGACCAAACAGTTTGTTACATGGTTACGTGACAGACATCCTGACTGCTCATTCATGAACATCAGACTACTATCTCAAGGTGAGTGGCACAGATTCAAGTCAGATTGTTTTGACAATCTAGAATACTCTGAGCAAAGAGTCCTTGAAGCAAATGCACAGTGGAAGAAAACAAAAACATTCATCTGTGCAACATCATACTGGACAATTCAGTATGGTCTAGCAACAGCAGCACTTAAGAACAATGCTGAGTTTGAGGTCGAAGAATCTGCAACTAAAGCACAGATCAAGAGAGCATTCACTAAGTCCTTATCAGGCAAGAAGATGAACAAGAAGATCCTATCTTCCTTCATCGACCAGATTGCATAGTGCCAATCAACAAAGTGGCACATCAAATGTAGATATCTACTATACGATGTGTCATTATAATAATATACAAATCACACAACTTTTACATCATGCCTTTCGAGAGAAAACTATCAGTCAACTTCGTAGACGAGTTACGTGACGAGTTCGGTGCTAAGATTGATGCATCGCACGTCAAAAAGTTTGCTACAAGTCGTGGTTGCAACTATGCTACAGTTGCACGTAAACTAAAACAATATCAAGTCAAGAAAGGTTCTTGGAATCTTACAGTAGAGCAAGGCAGAGCAATCCTAGAGAAAGCAGTCTCAGCACCCTCTATAATCCCCTCAGTCGCACAGAACCTTGTGCCAGAGGTAATTGATACCTTCGTTCCTTTTGGCAACTTTACTGACGTCAAAAAAATTATTGCGTCCAAACTATTCTACCCTGCATTTATCACAGGTCTATCAGGCAATGGCAAGACATTTTCTGTAGAGCAAGCATGTGCTAAGGCAAACAGAGAATTGATCAGAGTCAACATTTCTATCGAGACTGACGAAGACGATCTTATCGGTGGATTCAGACTTGTTGATGGCAACACAGTATGGCACAACGGTCCTGTCATCGAAGCACTTGAGCGTGGTGCAGTTCTATTACTTGACGAGATCGACCTAGCATCTAACAAGATCTTATGCTTACAGTCTGTGCTAGAAGGCAAAGGTGTATTCCTCAAGAAGATCGGTAAGTTTGTAAAACCTGCTGCAGGATTCACTGTTGTTGCTACTGCCAACACAAAAGGTAAAGGTTCTGATGACGGTAGATTCGTAGGCACAAATGTTCTCAACGAAGCATTCCTTGAGAGATTCCCTGTGACCTTCGAGCAGAACTATCCTCATCCACAGACAGAGCAGAAGATGCTCGATCTATTGTCCGATGACAAAGAGTTCAACAAGAGACTTTGTGACTGGGCAGACATCATCCGTAAGACATTCTTTGACGGTGGTATCGACGAGGTTATCTCAACACGTCGTCTTGTTCACATCATCCAAGCATACAAGATCTTCGGTAATCGTGCTAAGGCAATCACTACATGTATCTCACGTTTCGATGACGAGACCAAAGATGCGTTTCAGCAACTTTACGATAAGGTTGACGCAGACGTAGACTTTGAGGTATAATAGTGGCATACTGGTTACTCTATGACATTTTGGAAGAAGAAGGATTACTAGATGAGTATGGGATCGACAAGATCGACCCATACTCTCATTACTCAACAAGTGAACCCACAGGTAATGTGACACTCACTACAGACTTTACTCCACATGGTAAGTGCAAGTTTAGTGAAACAGATACGCTTGACAAAGCAAAACAATATATCTGTGAAACTTATGGAGCACACTATGCAGGAGACAAACTACAAACCCTAGACTACATTGAGTCTATAGGTGATGCTCAAGCATTTTGTAGATCTAATGCGATCAAATATTTGTCTCGCTACGAAAAGAAAGGATCTGCAAAACTTGACATCCTCAAAGCTATACACTATTGTGTATTATTATATCACTTCAACGACAAGGAGAACGAATGAAACTTTCCAAAGGAACACTTGACATACTGAAGAACTTTTCCAATATTAATCCGTCAATTACCTTTAAGGAAGGACAGGAATTATCTACACTATCAATACAGAGAAACATTCTTTCTCGTGCAGTTGTAGAAGAGAAGTTCCCAAAAGATTTTGCTATCTATGACCTAGGCGAATTCTTATCTGGTCTATCTCTTTTTGAGAATCCTGACTTTGATTTCCAGAATGACAACTACGTCATAATCAAAGACAAAAAATGTCAGTCAAGATACTTCTTTGCTGACCCATCTACAATTACATCACCACCCGCACAGAGGGCACAGATCCCTAGTGAAGATGTTTCCTTTGTGGTTGCATGGAGTGACCTAAACAACCTCATTAGAGCAGCATCTATCTACAGTGTAGATGATCTAGCAGTCATAGGTGATGGTAAAGATATCAAACTTGTTGTTCGTGATAAGAAGAATGACACATCAAACAATTATTCTGTAAAGGTAGGAACTACTGATGCTAAGTTTACATTCAACTTCAAAGTAGAATATCTCAAGTTACTCCCTGCGGATTATGGAGTTACTATCAGCAAACAGAATGCTGCATTGTTCAGAGATGCAAACAGAGATCTAGAATATCTTATTGCACTTGAACCAGACTCTGTATATAATGGGTAATATACCTTTTGTGCTATGAATATATTTGTGACCGATCCTGACCCTGCTGCTTCTGCACAGGTTTTACCTGACAAACATATTGTCAAGATGCCACTAGAAACATGTCAAATGTTATCTATCGTAGGTTCTGACAAGTGGGGTCATGGTTTCGGCACGTTGCCTAGACTAGATGGTCAACCATACAAAACTGACAAGGGTGCATTTCGCAATCATCCTTGCACCATATGGGCACAGTCTCATTGGACATGGTTAATACATCACGGTCTAGGTTTGTGTGCAGAATACACACACAGGTATGGCAAAGTCCATAGTTGTCAATCAACTATCGAGTATGCTAATATACTATTTCCACATGATGACGATGCCCCAAGATCTTTCACGAGAGCAATGCCCGACGTCTTTAAATATGACACAAGCATTGACACTTTTACTGCTTACAAAAATTACATTGGCAGCAAACCTTGGGTTGCATCTAATTATCTTCGTGACCCATCC